GCCATGATCTTACTTTTTTAAATGGTGTGTTTTATATTAGTCAATTTGTTCTGCTTCTCCAGTTGGCAAGAATACTGATCCATCAAAGGTCCATTCTTGCGTAAATGTTTTTCCTGCTACCCCAGTGAGGTTTGCAGAGGTAATTCCTGTACCATAAATGGTATCCTCAGTTCCGTTGGTTTTTGTCTTAATAAAAACCTTGGCACCCTTTTCAATTCCTGCTCCAACAGTTAAATTGAGTGTTCGATCAGCTGTCGCTTCAACAGTTACACCATCTAGGATGGTCATATCATCAGAAATAGTAATATCCTGATCTCCTGCAGCTGTCAATGCAACTACATCTGCTTCACCCATTGGGAATTTCAAGTTCTTGTCTGCCATCTTCTTAGTTTATTATGGTGTTTCTTATGATTAAAAATTCTTATACTATCTCAGGAGCATCAACACCGTATTGAGCCTTGTACATTTCCTTGTACTTCTCAACGTTGTTTTCCATGATACTCTTTGCGAGGACTGGAGCTTCTGCTTCAATCTTTCTCCAGTTCCAATCCTTTTTGTCTTCTGGTATAACACTGCCTGTACCACTAGTATCAGTTAGTGAAGCAGAAACTTTAGGTGCTTTACCTGTTGGAATTTCGATAGAACCAACCACCAATTTAAGGGCATCCAATTTACCTTCAAACTTAGCGATATACTCTTCCTTCTTATCTTTCTCCAGTTTACCAGCGTCAATTGCCGCGTCAACCGTTTCTTCCAAAGCAGTTTCTTCAGACTCAATCTTGGCATCCTGGAATCCCGTCAATGTTGTGTTGAGATTAACGATAGATTCATCCCGCTTGGTGATAGTAGTATTAGCGGTTTCTAGATCCGAAGTAGCCGTTGAAAGATCACCTTTGATCTTATTTACTGCATCAATGATTGATTGCTCAGTTGACTCATCGTTTAATCCAAGTAAAGTGCATAAATTTTTCATTGTAACTGTTTTGTTTGGTTCTGCTTTAGAAATTATTGCGTGTAATTCGGCAGCGATTTTTGATTTTGGCTGTCGTTTTATTTCCTTTAAATGTTTTATTGTGACGATCTCATCGATAAGACCTTCAGTAAGTGCCTGTTCTGGAGTTAACCATGTATCAGAGCCAGCTAGAAGAGTTTCGATTTGAGCTTTGGTTTTTTTCTTATGCTTGAGGATAACCTCCATTGAACCTTTAAGTGCATCAATCGCGTTTTGCTGATCCTCATTAGGATCTTCATCTTTATCAAGGCGTGGACCGTGAAACATCAAACGAGCAAACTCAATCATTTGGATTGAATCTCCTGCTAGTGCTATAATGGCTCCCATGCTCGCAACCGTTCCTTCTATTATAGTAGTAACGTGTGCATCACTGTTAAGTATTGCTGCGAAAATCGCTTGTCCTTCAATAACATCTCCACCAACCGTATTAATGTGTAGTTTGATTTCCTTTACACCGAATTGATTGAGTATTTGAATCTCATCTGCGAATTCTTGCCCGTTTGCTCCACCTTCTCCTATTGGTTCAAATAGGAATATATCCGCCGTGTCTTTGGTAACCGCTTTGATATATTGTGGTGCTTTTAATTCCATCTTAATTTTCAGAGTTTAAAAATTATGTCGTGCAAGACATGGTACAAACGTAGAAAATGTTTTGATACAAAAACTACCCTTGTGTAATAGTTACAGTTAATATACCTTTCGTTTAAGATCGTTATATATGGTTCTTTCAGATAGGAAAAGCTCCCGTGTTAGTTTCGCAACCGCCACATCGGTACGTGGTGATTTTTTTACCGTCTCCTGTACGTGCTTTGCTCTATCTATTAACTGTTGATTGGTTTTTTTCATTTCTCTGGCCCTGTTCTTATATCCCCAGTTGTATCCAGTTCTATATCTAGATCTATTGGTGATAATTCTAAAGTAAGAGTGTCGGCATCTATCTTGATCAATGATGAATCTTCCTCACCACACTGGGTAAGTATACTGCTGAAATCCATTTGCCAGTCCTGAACCCTATTGTGTTCAACATCCTGCCTTTCATCTATACGTTGTAATGGATTGAATAACTCACCTTGTAATCCCTGTATAGCGAAGTAGATCAATTCTAGTTTAGGTTCTAGATCCTCGAACGCTTGTTCATTATCTCGCATATATGAAAATCCACAATGTATTACAATCACCCCAGGTCCACCTTTCTGTTCCTTTACAATATTCCCTAACTCACCTGATTTTATAGGGTTTATTTTACTAAGCTCCCAGGGAAGCGAAGCAAATTCGAGGAACACGGCTGGGAAATTAAATGATGTTTCCTCTCTTTCGTGATCAAACTGGTTGTTCCACAATCCGAATTCCTTTACAACTGTATTGCCATCTGAATCCACTATTGCTTTGATAGCGGTTTCAACTGCTTTGAATAATTCTAGTTTCGGTCCTGCCATTGCTATTAAAATATCTTATTTACTTCTTTCTGTATTTTTCGAACTATCTTTCTATCCATTACAACTGAGTTCCCTATGAATTGCCTTTTTGGCATAGTAAATACTGATTTACCAAATGCCAATCCCTGTAATCCAAAATTATGTATCGCGGCATAAACTACCTGTGCTGTACCTATTACCGTTCGTGCGAATGTTGCTGTTTTAACTCGTATCGAACGCCTTAACTTACCGCTCTTGGTAAGGTTAGAAGATCCACCTTTCTGCTTATTCTCCCATCGTTGTAATGTACGATCAGTAAATCCCGCATCCCTGAAGCTACCTAAAAAATGATTTTTCGCTACATTACCAACCTGTCTGGGTAGTATACTCTTCTTACTCTTGAACTGCCTTATAGTTGCAGGTAATTTAAACGATCCTTTTTTTCTAACTCCCATTACGGTAACGGCAATCCAAAATTATTTCTTTTCAATCCTTCTAATCTCCCTGGTACTTCGAAGTAAGGATGCGGGCCTTGGCCGTTTGTTCTAAACAAGAACTGATCCTTTCCAAAATTCAATGCGAATACATCATCCCCATCTATAGTATCAACTCCTGATAAACTGGATACACTATCATCTTCCGGCACGGTTTGTATCACTATACACCTACAGTTGAATCCATTTGGAGGCATATGAGTATTCCAAAACGAATCATCCACCGGACGAACTATATTATCCCATGCTGCGTGCTCTGGTCGTACCTTACTATCCCCAGCAGTTTGATATTTCAATAATGGTAATGTACCTTTCTCCGCCTGGATATCAATCCATTGGGATGCAGATTGGCTTTGCGCAACTACAGTATCGAATTCTGCTTCTAACCACGTATCGTTATACTTATCAAATATTTTCTTAGCATCAATTCTAAAATCAGAGAATGGTCGGATATTACCGAATTCATCCAATATGAAATTGCTCATATCGTTAATCTGCTGAAATTCTTTAGCAGCACTAAATCTGAATAGGTTCCTATTGAGGTTATCCAGTAAAACTCTTTTACTAGGGTTATTTGCGAAATCATTTAATCCACCACCATAACCCTGGAACAACGCCTTTTGAAGATCAGATGAAATATCATCATATAATAATACAGAAAGTGAGATTATAGTTACAACCCTCCTCCATACATCATTGAATAAATCTTCCTGTTGTTCTTCGGTTAACATCAGTCAATTTCGAATGTTAATGAACCACTCACCAATACATCTGGATCAGATGCAATATCAGATCCGTCTACAGGTTGTATTTCTATAGTATCATCTCCTGGGGATATCCTGAATATCATAGGAACCGTGGTTCCTCCAACTGTTATGAATCCCAGAGATGTAAATGCTGCACTCGCTGTTTTTGATTGAGGTATCTTGACTCGAATCTTATCAGTTGGACCTCCTGCTGTTGCCGAAGCAGCGACCTCCAATGAAACTGTCATTGTTTTACCTCTAACAATGGATTTCAAAAAAACTAGTGTCGGTATCCAGGTTCCCGTATCCGCACTATAATCTCCAGCGTCGAATGTAGTTGTAATCCATGCTGTCAGCCCCCAGATCTCTTCGATACGATCTCCATCAAAGGCTAATGAACCTCCTGATCCAGTAATGACCCCTCTGTTCTGTTCGTATGTATCATCATTTGATCCATTTTGGAAATCCTTATTTCCCCTAGTATCAAATGTAACAGTCTTGACGAATGTATTCTCCGTTGCAGAGTTGAATGGGCCATGATCTTACTTTTTTAAATGGTGTGTTTTATATTAGTCAATTTGTTCTGCTTCTCCAGTTGGCAAGAATACTGATCCATCAAAGGTCCATTCTTGCGTAAATGTTTTTCCTGCTACCCCAGTGAGGTTTGCAGAGGTAAT